GTTGAAGTAATGGTCTTGCCATGGTCTCGAGTATTTACGCCCCCGAGAAGTTTTATTAAAGTCAGTTAGAACTCTGACCTCCGTCTCGTGTACGGGACCCTACGGACCGGAAAGGGCAACAGACATTTTCCCGAGTTTGCAGAACATCATTGAAGATATTTCCACACACAGGAAATTTCCCGAGTTTGCAGAACATCATTGAAGATATTCACACACACGGGTAGCTGTCACCTATCGCATGAGCGAAGGGTGCACCTCTGTTCGAGAGATGACTGACCACTCACGTGTGGCCCACGACACCCCTGGCTGGATGTAGTTGAAGCGATTAGGCGTTGTCAACACAAGCCATCTGTTCTAGATGAGCCTGCGCTGCCAACTCTCCCAACCGTGTCCCACGAAGGTAGGAACCTAGCTCGGCCACGTTACGCTCGCACATTGAATAGTGGTGATCGTAGTAGACCAACACATCCATGGGGGTGACTGTGACTTCGCCCTTCAACTGGGCTTTGTACTCATGATCACGCTCCGCGATGACCTTGCCACTGCCAAGTTTATCCTGGATGTTCACTCCCAGGTTGGCGCAACAAGGATCGACTCTGCCGTAGTTGATCAGTGTACTGGCTATGCCCCGTAGCCATGCAGCTCGATTGGTGGGTGTTCGTTCTTTCATATCCCAGCAGATCTTGGACAAGAGTCTGCCGGGTTTCGGCATGAGGACGTAGCTACCGTTCGCTGGGAAGAATCTCCCACTACAAAATTCCACGTCTAGTGGATTGTCACGAACAGTCGCCTCGACCTCCATTCCGAAGTCAGCATATGACTTCACGATCCCCCCAACGCCCCCGCAACGCTCGAGCTCGCGTCGCGTGGTGACAGTCACACTGTCATCACCACAAATTATCGAATACCACAGTCGTCCAGTGCCATGAATGTCATGTTTCATAGCGGCGTTGACCAGAGTGTCAGCAACTGACGTGTCTGGCCAACCGGACTGCATGGTATAGGGTATTGAATACTTGGTGCCTAGATTCGACACACCCTGTGACAATTTGCGGCGCAATAGAAAGGCCACCCGTCGTGGTAGCTTCTTCCTATACAACGCCTGCAGAAACCGGAAAGGTCCTTCGAGAAGGTGGAGATCGAACCTACTTTGGTCATCTTCAAGCACAACCAATTGATCCCCCACCGCCATCTCGGCTTCCACAAGTGTTAGAGCTCTCCCGAACTCTGCCCCTATTTCTTGATTCGTCATGCCGCAGGTGTAGGATACCTGCAGCCCTCGTCTGATCTCCGAGGGGACGAACTCTTTAGGACGCAAGCCGTTCCGAACGTGCTTGGTCCAGGGTCGTAAATAAGGTCCGCAGGCACAACTCAACTCAAGAGGGCACCCTTGGATGAAACGCGGATCCTTAAAGACCTGATTGTCGAGGCTCTTCACTGCGACCTCCTTCTTGATAAACGATGATGCCATAAGCCCCTGACCGGATCGTGTCTTCTTGAATGGCATATCATTGACTTCCTTACGCACCTGAAGGAGGGCATCCCGCCTCGCTGGCTCAAAGGACGCTGCCCACTCCTCAAAATCAATCGGCCGGAAAATTCGCCGGATGTACTGATCGAAGAGCGGGAGAATGGTGCGCGTGAGTCGCTTCCAGTTACCGCGGATCCTTGCGGTCTCTTTTGGGCTAGAGTGGGCAGGAAGCTTTTTCCCCACTCGACCGTTCATCGACAACACCTCGTTGTGTGTGCAAGATCGGAAGACAGTTCCGACGTAGCCCTTGATTCCCCATGACCCAAATATCGCAAGCTTGGGCTTGCAGACCGGATCGGCCCGCCTAACCCGAAACTCATCCTGAACGGGATGCTCCTTCATCGCATATTCGTCCAGACAGACATCGGTCCGGACCATGCAAGCGGAGTCGTCACCGTTGAAGACGTCCAACATCCACAAGCGACTTGTGTTGATGTGAATGTGCGACATGAGCACCATGGTGTTCCAAGAACAGTGGAGCACAACTGCAAGCATCATCGGCCACTGCGAGAGAGTGAAGTGTACGAACACACGAACGATGAGTTCGGCAAAACACGCCAATTTCGACGTGCAAGTCCGGTTCCAGAAAACTTCAAGAAAGCAAAGCATAACAACCGGCAGAAGATCAAACCAGTTGACCCAATCGAACCAGGGGACGTAGAGCCAATTGACATTGACCCACTCAAACACTGTTGGTTTGTCCCTCGGTGCATATGGGAAAGTATGCCCACTTCGCTTAAAGAATTCTTCAGCAATGGGTGCTGCGACCAGACGAATCCAGATTGCCATGAACCAGACAACCCAGTGCCAATCACGATCGCGCGACAACCTCTCGATGGCTTCATTCCCGGCAAGAACCTGCAAATCTGTTCCGCGGACCTCAGCTATGTCATGTAGCTGCACGTTTGCGGCGAATTGCCTGGTTGCACGGGCGCAGACGCTTAACTTTGGACGGATGCTACGCGAGTACGAAAGTTCAATCGCACTCGAAACGCGTTGATCGTAGACGTCGAGGAATGCACGTTGATACTCACTCAGTACAACGAGCGAGACATCTCCGAAATCCTCTAGCATGCGATCTTTGCGCGCAATGGCAACAAGGGCGCGCTTAATGACCTCCTGGTCATTAGCGTTCCCAAAGTCCTTGGTCAGCATCATGC